GTTCGCTAACAGAGGTATTAATTACTGGACAATAACTCAAAACACATTAACATTGGTTAATGGTACTATTAATTATACTTTGCCAGTTGGTACAATAGATATATTAGATGCAGTGATTAGAGATAGTAGTTCTGATGTAGATCAAATAATTAATAGAATTACTATACAAGAATATAATCAAATACCTGATAAAAATAACGCTGGAAAACCAAGTCAGTATATGCTAGACAGACAGTATACGCCAGTAATTTATTTTTGGAGCGTTCCAAATACATCTACATATTCATTAAATTATTGGGCAATGAACCAACAAGAGGATATAACTGCATCAAACCAAGATACAGATATACCTTACAGATGGACTGATACTATCTGTGCTGGGTTAGCATCAAAGTTATCTATGAAATACGCAC